GTGCAACCACAAAATAGCGCCCGCCGGACAAAAAATCGACGCCTTTGCGCAATTCACAACTCTTTAAACCATCACGCCATTGGGCGATATAGTGTTGGCCACCACCGGCGGTCAATTGGCATATGCCATCAGGCACAAAACCATGCTCTGTTGTGAAATCGTCCCATGATTCGTCACCACCATTGCGGGGGTCAATATCAAACACCACAATGCCGGACTTTTCCCCTGCTGCAATGCCAATGTTGTAATTCGGATTCTGCGCCCACCAGGCACGGATTTGGTCGGGGTCTATGGTCGCATCATGTACGCCATGTGCAGAGGCTGGGCGCTTATCGTTTGGGATCAATGGCAAGACATGCCAGCCCCATGACGCATAGCTAAGAGCCGCATCTAGCTTGGTTGTTGTGGTCATAGGGATGCTCATGATTGAAAATAATCGGACAATTTTTTAATCACTTCATAAGACGGATTCTTATTGGTGCCGTTTTTAATGTTCAACACAGTGTTGTAGTGAATGCCGGTACGCTCTGCCACCACAGGCACCGCCCTATCCTGTAAGAGGTCAAAGATTTGCTCAATGGTTAACATTTTTTGTGCCTTTTGTAATTAAATTGAATTTACTTGTTGACACAATAACATTAACCATGCAATAATTCAATCAATCGCTAAACGGATACCCCAACAAGCGATCACTAAGGAGAGCCAAATGGCTATCAATCTACGCAGTACCAAAGGAATACACGCCAACGGTGTGAAGCTTTTAGTCTATGCAAATGCGGGTGCTGGCAAAACCTCATTGATTCCAACATTGCCTACGCCAATCGTGTTTTCGGCTGAAGGCGGTTTGTTGTCCATTGCTGATGCTGATATCCCTTTTGTTGAGGTGTCATCTTACGACAGTTTGATGGAAGCATATGCGTGGGTAATCGGGTCGGACGAAGCCAAGCACTTTGAATCGATTGCTCTAGATTCAATCAGCGAAATTGCTGAAGTTGTCTTAAATCACGAAAAAAAGATTGCAAAAGACCCAAGGCAAGCTTACGGCAGTATGCAGGAGCAGATGGCTGACATCATCCGTGCGTTTCGTGATATCCCTAAACATATCTATTTCACAGCTAAGTGTGAGAAGGCAACTGATGAAACTGGTCGAATCCTTTATGCACCTTCGATGCCTGGTAACAAGACAGGCCAGCAGCTGCCTTACTTCTTTGATGAGGTGTTGGCGCTCCGTGTCGAGAAAGATGCGGAAGGTAATGCGCAACGTGCGTTGATGTGTGATAGCGACGGTATCTGGCAAGCCAAGGATCGTAGTGGCAAGCTTGACACTTGGGAAGCACCTGACCTTGGTGCCATCATTGCAAAGATTGGGGGTTGATTATGTTTGACGCCAACAAAAACTATTCATATTCAAAAGGTCATGGGTTGACGGCCGTTAAAAGCACAAACCTCTACCAACGCTGGCTTGACGCCAAAAAAGCAGAGAAAGACGCTATTGACCTTCGTCGCGCGATTGAGGACGAACTGGTCATGGACTTGGACATTGCCAAGACTTTAGACGGCACTCAGAACATTGATGCTGACGGCTACAAGGTCAAGGTCGTCGGACGCTTAGATCGCAAGGTCAATGCCGACAAGCTTCAAGACTTAGCAGCAGAGTTTGGTTTAACGCAGCACCTATCCAGCCTGTTTCGGTGGAAGCCTGAAGTCAATGCCTCGGCATGGAAGTCAGCAGATGTAAGCATTACTGAAGTATTGCAGGACGCTATTACGACCACTAACGGTCGCCCATCTTTCACAATCACTAAGGAATAAATATCATGGCACAACTTCTTGAAACTTTCAGCGTTGACGCGCTGCCCACACCCACTAACAACTTCGAGCCATTGCCAGCGGGTTGGTACACAGCAGTGGTGAACGGCGCGGAGATCAAAAACACCAAAGCAGGCACCGGCCAGTACATTGCCGTGCGCTATGACATTACAGGACCTACTCACCAGGGTCGCGTAGTGTTTGGTAACCTGAACATCAAGAACCCAAACCCCAAGGCAGAGGAGATTGGTCGCCAACAACTCGGTGAGCTTATGCGAGCAATTGGCTTGACAACTGTGCAAGACACTGATCAATTGATTGGTGGCCAGTTGAGCATTAAGCTGGATGTGCGCGAGTCAGAGCAGTATGGCGCATCGAATGATGTTAAGGGTTATAAGTCCAACGGCACTGTGCCAGCGGCAGCAGCCAAAGCACCGGCGGCAGCCAAAGCAGCCCCACCTTGGGTTAAGAAGTAAAAAAACGCCCCCAGCCATACGGTTGGGGGCAAATAAACCAAGGAGAGGTACCATGAAGATACCTGAGTCAGAATACACGATTGAGGCATTGATTGACAAGCATCATGAGTCAATTCAAGGCGGGGCTAGACCACACATGGGCGCTAGCATACTGGGGCATCCCTGCGACCGGTGGTTATGGTTGTCGTTCAGGATGGCGGTGGTTGAGCGCTTCCCTGGTCGTATCTTGCGCCTATTTAGGCGTGGCCAGAATGAGGAGGCACAGGTTGTGTCGGACTTGCGCGCTATTGGTTTGAGTGTGCAAAAGACAGGTGCTAATCAGTCTCGAGTGGACTTTGGGTGCCATGTGTCTGGCAGCATTGACGGAATCATTGAGCATGGTGTGCCAGAAGCACCCAAGACACCCCATGTGCTAGAGATCAAAACGCATGGCAAGAAATCGTTTGAAAGCCTACTCAAAGATGGCGTAGAGAAGTCAAAGCCTATGCACTATGTGCAGATGCAAATGTACATGGCGGGAATGAAGTTTGACCGTGCGCTATATGTTGCGGTTTGCAAAGATGACGACCGTATCTACACTGAGCGGGTCAAGCTTGATAAGGCAGCTGCTCAGAAAGCTGTCGAGCGTGGGCATCGCATTGCTACGGCTGATCGTATGCCACCACCACTAAGCACTGACCCCACATGGTTTGAGTGCCGCTTCTGTGCGGCGCATGAGTTTTGTCACAAGACGCAGCTAACTAAAGAAGTCAACTGCCGGACTTGTGCCAATAGCACAGCCAAAGAAGACGGGACTTGGTCGTGTGAGGAATATTCTGTAACGCTAGACTTTGCTAATCAGAGAGTGGGCTGCGAAGCGCACATTTTGCACCCAGACTTGGTGCCGTGGCCGCATACAATCAAAAACGAAAATGTGACTTGGGTCACACCAGATGGCGAGATTAGTAACGGCATCAAGGGTCCGGACGTCTTTTCCAGCCGCGAGATTGTGGCCAATCACAAAGCTTGTGCAAGCCCTGATGAGTTTATCAAAAGCTTGCGCAAAGACTTTGGTGCGGAGATATTTTGATGTTGCGTGACTACCAACAACGCGCCATTGACCAGCTATACGCGTGGTTTCACAAGACCCCAACTGGCCATCCGTGCCTGGTACTGCCCACTGGGTCGGGGAAGAGCCACATTGTTGCGGCGCTGTGTAAGGACGCGCTGCAATCTTGGCCAAAAACGAAAATTCTTATGTTGACTCATGTCAAAGAATTGATTGTTCAGAATGCCGAGAAAATGAGACTCCACTGGAGGGGAGCGCCTTTGGGTATTTATAGCGCAGGGATTGGTAAGCGTCAACTAGGTGAGCCAATTACTTTTGCCGGCATTCAGTCGGTCAGAACCAAGGCAGCACAGCTTGGTCACATTGACTTGGTGATTGTGGATGAGTGTCACCTAGTGAGCCACAAAGATGAGGGCGGATACCGCGCCCTTTTAAACGACCTACAAGCGATTAATCCTGATCTTAGGGTGGTAGGCTTGACTGCCACGCCTTATCGCCTTGGACACGGTTTAATCACGGATAAGCCGGCATTGTTTGATGCGTTGATTGAGCCGGTTAGCATTGAGGAATTGGTTTATAAAAAATATTTAGCGACTTTGCGCAGCAAATTGACGTCCGAGCGCTTTGATGTGTCGGGTGTGCATAAGCGTGGCGGCGAGTACATTGAGTCTGAGTTGCAAGCCGCGGTAGATAATGCAGACAAAAACCGCCAGGTTGTGCGCGAGGTGATCAAGCTTGCTTGCAAGCGTAAAGCCTGGTTGTTCTTCTGTGCTGGTGTCAAACACGCGCAGAACGTGTGCCAAGAATTGATTGCGCAAGGTGTTGCCGCTGCGTGTGTGACCGGCGAGACACCCAAGGCAGAGCGCGACAGGCTACTGACTGAGTTTAAAGCAGGGCGGATCCGTGCGTTGACCAATGCCAACGTGCTGACTACAGGATTTGATTACCCAGACATCGACTTAATTGCCATGCTGCGCCCGACTATGAGCGCGTCCCTCTATGTCCAGATGGCAGGGCGTGGGATGCGACCTAAAAGCCACACCGACCATTGCTTGGTGCTGGACTTTGCCGGAGTGGTCGAGACGCATGGCCCAATCACTAACGTGCAACCGCCAAAGAAGGGCGGGTCGGGTGAGGGCGAGGCACCGGTTAAGGTGTGCGATGAGTGCCATGAGATTGTGCATATTTCTGCCAAGGTCTGCCCGAACTGTGGCCACGCATTCCCACCACCAGAAGAAAAGAAATTGGTGCTACGCCATGACGACATCATGGGGTTAGATGGCATGGATATGCCGGTCACCGATTGGCATTGGCGCAAGCACGTTAGCCGTGCCAGTGGCAACGAAATGATTGCTGTCACTTACTATGGTGGCTTAACTGACCCGCCGATTACTGAGTACTTGCCCATCTTTAACCAAGGCTTTGCTGGGCAAAAATCATGGCAGTTGTTGCATGATATTGGCAACCAGGCGCAAGCCGTGCTGTCGGGCATTAACCAAGCGCAGGCGCCCATCAATTATTTGGTAGTGCAGATGAACCAAGCTAAACCGCCTTGCATGATTTCTTATCAACGTGATGGCAAATTTTATAAGGTGGTGAAAAGATTATGGTAGCCGTCTCAGAACACATGGAGCAAGCCGCACTGATCATGTGGTTTCGCCGAGCATATCCGGATACATTGATCTTTGCCATACCCAACGGTGGGCTGCGATCTAAGACACAAGCCATGAAGCTAAAGGTTGAGGGCGTGGTGCCTGGCATC